GCCACGTCGGTGCGGCGGCCTTCGAGATCGAGCGTGAACGTGCCCGGTTCGTTGCCGGGTACCAGGTCGATGCGGGTGAGGCGGATGCGCGGCTCCCAGCGCATCAGCGCGGTCGCGGTCGCGCCGAACAGCTTCATGCGCGTGGCGCCGTTGAAGGGTTGGTCGATCAGCTCCGGGATCAGCGAGCCGTAATCGCGGCGCATGACGCGCGTGCCGATCGGCGTGGTGAGGATGTCGGCGATCGACTGGCGCAGGTGCTCGACGCCCTCGATCGCACGTCCCGTGGCGGCGTTCATGCCCCTCACTGCGGCGGCCCCGACACCGCACCGCCGGCGATCACGCCCAGGTGCTTGTGGTCCTTGAGGCTCTTGCCGCCGCCGACCACGTCGGTCTGCGCGGTGAGCGTCTGGCTGACGCCGGCGTCGCCGTTGGTTTGGGTGTTGCCGTTGAACGTGCTCTCGCCGTTGACGGTGAGCGGTCCGTTGATGGTCACGCCGCCGTCCGCGGTGACTTCTACTGTGCCGCCGCCCGGCAATGTCGCGGTGAGCGCGTGCGCGGCATCGTCGTACTGGATCAGGGCGCCGTCGCGGTAGCGCACCAGGTGCGTGCTGGCTTCGCTGGCGGGGGCAGGAAACGCGTCGGAATAGACGCCGCGCAGGAACACCGCGCCGTGCGTGTCGCCGCCCGGGCAGAGCAGCACGCCCTGCTCACTGACGACGGGCGCCGACCACTCGATGGTGTCGCCGGCGCGCGGCACGAACCACGGCACGAAATCGGTCTTTACCTCGCCGGTATCGATGCGGCAACGCGCGGCGGCGAGATCCACCTCGGCGACAGTGCCGAGGCGGATCGCGTTGCCAAGCTGGCGTTGAAGTTCGGAGACGGCGTGCATAGCGCCATCGTCGCGGCCATCTCGCGCGCGCGCATCGCGTGCAGCGTGTTGCGCACGCTCCTACACGTCGCGCCGAACTTAGACCCAGCCGTTCACGGCGAGATAGGTTGTGATGGTCGTGTCGCTGACGATGCCTGCGTCACCCTGTCCGGCGCGCGAAATGAGGATGCGGATGCGCGCATAGCCTTCCTTGGATTGCGCCGACGCGGCCGGAACACTGAGCGTACGACCGACGCTCGTGCCCGCGTTCACGTATCCCGTGTCCTGGTAGCCGCCGGTGGAGGATCCGGCCGTGTCTTCGGCGATCATGCGCACGTCGTAGCCAGCAGCCCACGAAGTTTCCCAGGTGCCGGACGCCAGCTGCGCGTTGCCGTTTCGATCACCGCGCAGGACAACGTAGGTGCCGTTGTTGTAGAGGATTACCGAGAGGTTGACGAACGCGGAGCCGGATTGGTTGGTCGGTGCCGAATAGCCCGCACTGAAGTGCTGGCCATTGATGGGCAGTGCGTATCGCGCGGTGCCCTTCGCGGCCCAGAAGTTCGACACATCGACGCCATCCTGCCGGTATCCAACGTCGGCGCGCTTCTGTCCGTACTTGAGCGCGGCATATCGCAGCGCACCGCCGCTGCGTAGGTTTGGCACCGAAGGACCGTCACCCTTTACGTCCGGGTCGAACAGGTCGTCGAAGTCCCAGCCGCCGGAGCGAACGCCCTTCGCCATCTCAGCGGCCCGCCTTGCGCTTGCGGGTCGTCCCGCGCGACTGCGAACGCTTAACCCGCAGCGCGGCGACGTCATCTGCCTGTTCGGAAACGATAGCGGCCAGCTGCTGGATCGAACGCACAAGGACCGGAAGCATCTGCTCGGACTTGATCGACGGTACGCGCTCGCCGTTGAATTCCACGCCTTCCTCGTTTACCGCAGGCGGGATCAAGCGCGCCAACTGTTCGGCAATGAGGAACAGGCGATCACGGCCATCGGGCTGAAACTCGGGCTTGTAGCGTCCGCGCACCACATCGAGCTGCAGCAATTCGGCAAGGCCGTAGTCGCACGGGCCGTCGATGTCCTTCAGCTTGATCGAAGAACCGAAGTCGAAACCGCCGTAGGAAGTCAACGAGCCGGCGGTGTAGGTATTGACGCCCGACATGTCCAGCACCCAGCTGCCGTTGACGGCAAACGTGAGCTTGCCGTCAGCGGACGAGAACATGCCGGAATCCGGGTCATGCTCGAAGACGTAGCCGCAGTTGTTCGGATTATTCGGCCCCCATGCGCCGCCCTTGGCGCGGATCTGCCCACCGGGGGCGCGCAGCGTCGTGTTGACGATCACGTGACCGGTCGCGTTGTCGAAGCTGAGCGGGTTCGACGTCCAACCGCCGGCCCCGTTGTAGCCGTGCAGCGCGAGCGAACCGTTCGCCTCAAGGAACCAACACCAGCGTGTGACGCCATTGTTCCAGCCCATGCCACTGAGCTGCACTTGATTGCCCGGCGCGCCGATGAACGTGAAGACGGTGCCGGTGAATGCGGCGCCGGAGAGGTTGGCCTTCGTGGCCGGGTCGAAGTTGCCCGAGTTCCAGATCGTGCGGAATGGACCGGGCACGCCAGCAGCGGCGATCGACATCGTGCCGTCGAACTTGAAGACGGTTGACACCTGGCCGGCGCCTTGACCGCCAACGCGAAGCTCGCCCGAGCTGGTGCCGGACACAAGCGTGCCGGACATGCTGTCACCGGCCTTCGCCACCTTCGCATCGAGCGCGGTCTGCAGCCCGCTGGTTTGCGAGATCGGCAGCGCCGGGATGCGCTCGACGGCAAAAGTGCCCGACGTGATATCTGCAGCGGAATGCACGTGCGCCAACGGAACGAACGCGACGGGCTTGCCGGTGATCTCGCCCCAATCTGCCCAGCGCGTCGCCGTCGCCGGCGGATTCACGATGTCAGACCACTGGTGCGTGTGCGCTGAAGGCGGCAGCGTGCTCGGTTTGCCCGTGAGGTTCGCGTAGTCCAGGTAATACGCGCCGTGCTGACCATCGAGCTTGTCGGCGTCGAGCCCGTTTCCTTCACCCTCATCTTTCAGTGCGGCGCCCTTGATCGCCAAGGCAGTGCGCAGGGCCGCCGCCGTGGCGATCGCCAGGAGGCCCTTCACGAACGCAGTGGGGGCGCCGGCGCCGAACCGCTCGTCGATAGCAGCCTTAAGGCCCGCGGGCGTCACGGCGCGCGTGGTGTCGGTGCCCGTCGTCGTCTCGACGCTGTCCGCCAGTTCCACCACGCCAGGCACGTTCACGGTCGCCGGAGGATTGATCCACGTGGTGTCACCGAATTCCAGGCTGGTGGCTGTGATCTCGACGAACCGAACGTCGGTCGCCAGCAGCATCATCGCCAACGGCGACTTCTCCAGGATGACGGTCGCCTGGCCGTAAACCGCGAACAGCGAGCCGTCGGCGAGGTAGAGGCCGAAGCCGCGCAGGCTGTACGCGTCCGCGCTGTCGTCGCGGATCGTGAGGTGCAGGGTGTCGTCGGCGACCGCCTCGCCGGCGAACGTGTCCAGGCGCTTGATCTCGCCAGGCAACGCGAGCATTCCGGCGTTAGGCGCGAAGGCCTGCGCCGTGACGCCGATACGCGCAATGCGTACGGGCGCGGTTCCGGTGTTCTCGGCGTTGACGATGGCCGCTTTGCCGGCGGTGGTGATGGTGATCTGCAGTCCGCTCATGGGTTCCCTGCTATTCGATCGCCTGCAGCTGCAGGCGGCGGTAGACGGCGGGGCGCGCGACGGCGACCAGGCCGACGCCTCCGATGCCCTGAACGCCTTGGGTGAAAGTGAAGTGCGATCGCACGGGCTTGGTCCGCTGTACTTCTGCGATCACGTCGTTAACGAACTGCGCGGTGGCCACCTGTCCGCCTTCGCCGGAAAGCGTCAGCACCATTTCGAAGGTGTGCGGCGGCCCGGGCGGATCCAACTGCCACCATTCGCGCAACTCGACGGCGCCGCCGAACGCGGCCACGACGGCGCGCACGCTCGCCGCCGTGCCCTTGCTGCGCTGGATTGCGATCGCGGCGCGCAGGCGCGCCCGCTTGATGTGCTCGGGCCAGTACGGCTTCCAGGCGTCGATCGACAACGCCCAGGCCAGCCACGGCAG